GTGATAGTAGATTTAAGTAACAAGTTAAGACGTGAAGATTCATGAGAGTACAAGACTTGCAACTATTCTTAAGTAGTTTTACAAAAGGTTCCGACGCAGTAAAAAATGCAGTTATCTATGTAGAGGTAAAAGGAAAGTTACATGCAATCCGACGAATGGAAGTACATGAAAATGCAGTTCCAATCATAGGTCAGCCAGGTCACAGTGCACACAGATTAGTTATGAAAACTGAAAAACCTTCGAAGCTTATCTTGCCAGATAAACTTCAGAAGGACTATTAAATGAATGACGATGTTACCCCCAAAAACACATGGGACCAGAGCGTAAATTATATCAAAAAGTTAAAAAAAGTTTTAGTGATTTTTCGCTTATTCGACTTGAAAATAATAGCTTACATGGGACTCCTGATTTACTGGTCAGCAATGCTAGGGGCCACTTTTTTACAATAGAATTAAAAGTCACGAAGAGTAACAAGGTGACGTTCTCTCCACATCAAATTGCCTTTCATGTTAGGCATCCGAACAATACATTTATCTTGGTAGAGGCCCTTGATCCAAGTACCGTGAAACTTTTTCCAGGGTCCAAGATTCAAGAGCTTGTAGCTTGTGGCTTGAAGCTTGAGGCTTGTAGCTTGGGGCTTGAAGCTTGTCGCTTGTATCTTTCAAAGCTTGGAGCTTGAAGCTTGGTGCTTGTGGCTTGAGGCCCGGACCAGGTGCACGCTGATTCCCAGCCGTCGCCGGTTCTTTGCTAATGACCTGATCCAGTATTCCACGCGGGAATTCTTTAATGTTTACCATATGAAACCGTTTTAATTTTTGGATCCCAACATTGTCTACAGTCTCTGCATTCGTTGTCTTGAGCTGGGGCCGGGCAGGTGTGAAAACCTTTGTCGACTACCATTGAAGAGTTAGGCCACGACTCAGGCGCCCGCTGGTTTACCATCGGGGCGCTAAATCGTATGACTAAATTGTTTGGCTTCTCTGTCAGGTGGTCCTTGATCCATGCCTCACGGGTTGGCATCCAATGTCTTTTTGTAGGTGTTAATCTACAGACTTCATAAATTTTTTTAAGATGATCCAGATCCTGAACATCGCCGCTGTCATGCCATCTGAAGACATCGGGCTTTTTGCTGTTGATCAGGTGAGCCATAGCTTCGACCCATTGCGGTGACTTGATGGCTGCCAGCCTTCGATACTGTGCATCCTGAACAACCTTAAATACATAACAACCTTTGAGCGCGTAACAATCAAAGCATACGCTGCCCGGGACCTTCTGAAGCTTGCCGCCTGTCTTGCATTCTTTGGCAGGTAGACCTATCGACCATCCCGGCATCTTTGAGGGTTTACTCAGGCTGCCTCCGATAATTTTTAAAGCGTCTTTTGTTTGCATAATTTCTTTCTCCTATACTCTCCTATAACATTATAATTCTTTCTTGTCAAGCTTGCGGCTTGGCGCTTGCAGCTTGCGGCTTGACGCTTGTAGCCATTAGCCTCGAGCCAGCGCCAGTGATTAATAAATATTACCGGGTTCTCAATTCTTCTACTCATAATTCCTTTCTTAGGACCAGCCAACGCCAGACTGTCTGTGTTCTAGCGGCGGCGGCGCGTTGACTGATCCCAGACCACTCAAGCAATATTTGGTTTAATGCCTGCAGGGCTCCCAGAGTGGTCAGGGATCAGCTGTTGATGTTCGAACCTTCTAGGCCATACAACAACCGATCCCAGATCTCTATCACTGTGGCCCCTAGCAAGTGGCGATAGAGATCAGGGATCAGTCCTCTGGATTACAAAGACAGCCAACTAGTGGCGGTGTGATGCAACCCGAGGTTGTCCCGCTAGTTTGAGTTTATAACGCCGTAGACTAGCAAAAGGGCGTATAACCTCACAATCTATATAGATGAAGCTTTTAACTTACATAACGCAAGGTTAAATACAATATAATCCTTGACTATCCTATTGTCAAGTGCTAAAAAACATTTATGCAAAATAAAACAGAAAGAGGAAATATGACTACAAAAAAGATAACACTTAACGCAGAAAAGCGAAAAGTTATTGCAGATCAATTTCAATCTTTTTACGAAGATAAAGTAAAAGATAAATTGATACAGGCAAAAGAACAATATGATCTTATGCGAGAGAAAGCAAAAGAGCAAATTGATAAAGTTGTAAGATTTCATCAACCACAGGAAGATGTTGATACAATCAGATCAATGATACAAAAATACAATAGAGCAGGTGGCGAGTTGTATGAAGATAATTGTTTCTATGTTCAACGACCAATTATGAAAGTTGATGATGAGGGTAGAGAGTACGAAGCAAATGATGAAGTTCATATTAGATTTAATATGGGTAAAAATTTTGCAAGAGCATACTATCGTGATGAATTAAAATCAAAAGGACTAAACCCAGATTTTCATTTATCTATCAATGATGACTACTCAAAAAGAAATCCAAAGTATTACAATGATGAGAGTGCAGTTAATACTTATTTGGGTTTTAGCAATTCTTCTAATGAGGACAAGTCTATAACTAAACCTGTTGCAAAATGGGAAAGTGATTTTCAGCTATGGACTATTGGTAGTTCTTATTGTCATTCAAGACAATTCAAAGTTGATGAAAACTCATTAAACTTTTTTAAGATGTATGTTGCTAGTGCCAACAATGTAATTAAAGAACATCAACAAATGTATAATTATGTTGAGGGCAAAATGAAAACTTTAAGATTAGGGTTAAAATCTTATAGAACATTTGACCAAGCAAAAGCACTTGCAGATAAAATCGGAGTTGTTTTAAATGAAACAATGATGAATGAAAGTTCAAGTCTTGCACTTTCAATTTATAGCCCAGATAATCTGGCTAGTCTTTTGGAAGATAAAGAGGTCTTAACAAGAGAACAGAAAATTGCGTTTGCTAGAAAACAAATGCAACAATCTGTAAATTAACTATTGACAATTATGGGACTATCCTATAAGATAGTCCCATAACAGAAAGAGAGAAATATGACTAAAACATTTTACATAACTTATTGGGCTAGTAAGCACAAAAAGCACATAACAAGAAAAGGTAAGCACGACGAAAAAAGCAGATATGGTACAACTAAAAAAGGTGTGCCTTATTATGTTTATTATGATTTAGACGCACACAATTATAGAACAGCAACAACAAGTTGGAAAGTGAGGCATTAATGTTGAGAGCAATTTACTTTGCATTACATTTTGTAATGATCTTTTTGGGTGTAGTTCTAGCAATACACTTTGATTTCTGGATAGGTTCATTAATTGCAATTACATTTGCTTTTAAATGGTTCTTTATGTGGCCGGAAATGGATAGACTGTGAGTGATTATATCTGGTGCCATGGTCCAAAGTGCCATAAACGACAAACAACCACAAGGGTTCGTGGTGTCAAAGGTTCTAAGGTTTTAAGAACAGTTAAGATCAATGTTAGTGGCAACTATCCACAGGGAATATGGAAATACTTTTGCGACCAGACTTGTATGCATGATTTTTTCTGGAAACATCATCAAGAGTTTCTTAGACTACACCCAAGATTAGAGGCTCTTGAAACACCGATCGATGATCCTGTAAGAAAACAGAATGCATATGGTTGGTTTCATACAGAAATAAAAGAGGTTGACAATGCTTGATCTATCCTATATTATCCCTAATATGACTAATACAGAAAGACAACACAAAGCAATCAATCCTTATTCTGGTCAATCAGAGATGTTAACAGCAGAAGAATATAAGTTATACATTATGATTAAACAGGCAGAGTTTGACGAGGACTATAAGACTATGCAAAAAGGTTTAACAAAATTTAGTAAGATGAATGCTAAAGCATATATGACATTACTAGATTAACTCTCTACCCCTGGCCCTACGGGCCAGGGGTCCCGAACAAATTCCAAACATCTAAGATACGTAAGACCCTATCCCCCTTTTTACGTAAAAGGGGTCCCACTACTCTAGGTTGTATTGCTTGATTTACAGAGTTTTAGCTGGTAAAAACATGTTGAACATCCTAAATGTGATGCAAAAAATTTTTTAAAAAATTTTTATGGAATTGA